AAAACTTAGAACAAATGTCAAAACTATTAATTTCGGGCTTGCTTATGGGATGGGCCCTAATAAGCTTTCTGATACTCTTAATATCAGTGTGGATGGAGCTAAAGAACTCATCGAAAAATACTTCAAAACGTTCCCAGCAATCAAAGGGTTCTTAGAAAAACTAGGTAACTTTGGTAAGAAGTATGGGTACATTAAAACATTTCCTCCTTACAATAGGAAGAGATGGTTTACTAATTGGTATCCTAGAATACAGCAAAGTAAATCTGCTTCGTTTGAACTTGGAAGTATTGAACGTGCTAGTAAAAACACACCTATTCAAGGTGCATCTGCTGATATGACTAAACTTGCTTTAGTAAGAATTAGAGAATATATTAATGAGATGTTACATTGGGAAGGAGATGAATGCCCTATTAAAGTAGTGATGACTGTACATGATCAAATTGATACAATATGTAGAGATGATTATTTAGAGACTTGGAAACAAGATATTGTTATGTTAATGGAATGGGCAGCTAAAGATATAGTAACCAATGGATTATTAAAAGCTGAAGTGTCAGTGAGTAATTGTTGGGAGAAATAAATAGAAGGGAGGTTAGTAATTATAATAAATAACTCAGCAGTTATACTTTGTATACAATTACAACCCCTCTCTTTTATTTTAGTAATAATTTAAATTAAATATAATGGATAAGAAATTAGTAGAAGCGTTTGTATTAGAATGCAAACAAGAGCAAGAGTGGAAAGAAAGAATAAGAGCTAATCATATTCAATTTGATAACTATTTTAAATATAGTGGTCAGATAGAACAGACTAGGCAAATTTATATGAATACAGATACTTGGAATTATGAAGACAAAACAGAGAGAGAAACAGCAAAAGTTAGCTGTGAACTCGTGGGCCAAGAGTAATTTTATAGGTACTATTATAGCTGGTACTGGATTTGGTAAAAGTAGATGCGGAGTATTAGCAATTGGAGAGACTTTAAGAAGAATTGATTTAGGTATAAATGAACCAGCAGCTCTAGTGTTAGTACCAACTACTCAATTGAGAGATCAGTTTAAAGAAGAGTTTATTAAATGGGGGTACGAAGATATACTAGATTGTGTAGAGTTTATGTGTTACCAAAGTGCTTATAAATTAATAGGACATCATTATGATGTAGTAGTATGCGATGAAATACATTTAGGTTTAAGTATTGAATATAGAAAGTTCTTTGAGAATAATATATATGATAAACTATTATGTGTAACAGCTACTGTGCCTGAAGAAGAAGAGTATGAATATTACTTAAAAAATCTTGCACCTACAGTATATGAAATTGATCTAGAAACTTGTATTAAATTAGGATTTGTAAGCCCTTATAATATCTCTTGTATTTCTGTTAAGTTAACACCAACAGAACAAAAAGAATATAATAAAGCTAACCAGTCTTTTATTCATTACAAGTATCAGCTTGGTCAATTTGATGCGTTTAATGAAGCTAAAAGTATTATGGCTAATAAAAATGCATATGCAGAAGAGAAGAAAAATGCTATTATGTTTTACAGAGCTATTAAAAACAGAAAATCTGTAGTAGACACTGCATCTAATAAGATAACAGTCTTACAAAAGATAGTATTAAATAATTTAGATAAAAAAATACTAACTTTTGGAGGTTCTAATGAGTTTACTAATAATATGTGTGAAGCTGTTTCTCCTCTAGCTGTTACATATCATTCTAAAATGACTAAAAAACAACGAAATCTTAGTTTAGAGTTATTTAATAATGATGCTAAAAATGTACTGTGTTCAACTAAAGCTTTGAATCAAGGATTTGATATTCAAGGTGCAGAACTAGGTATAATATGCGGATTAACTAGTAAATCTTTAACTATGATACAAAGAATTGGTAGATTGCTAAGATACAAAGAAGACAAAATAGGAAAAATTGTTATAGTGTATGTAGCTGATAGTCAAGAAGATAAATGGTTAAAGAATGCAATCAAGAGTTTTAATAACGTCAAGTATATTGACGATATAAAAAAATTATAAATAATGTATAATTCTATTGATATTTTTTGTATATTTGCATATATATAAATATCAACGGTATAAAAAAAATTGTTATGAATATAGAAATAAATACAGATTTTCTTACAGCATATGGAATTAGCGCAGATGATTATTTGTACCTCTATATTGTACAAAGAAATGGACACAAATACTTGCAAACCCTTACTTTAAACCCTGATATAGACTCGATGATAGATAAAGGTTATCTTAGGCTTAGTGAAGATAAACATGTAATTACAGAAGCTTTCAAATTGTTAGTTACTACTAATTATGATGATATGTTCGCTGAGCTTATAGATGCCTATCCTATGAAGGTACAATCACCTGGTAGAGGTGTAAGGATATTGCACGCTAAAGATCCTAAAGCACGAGCTAATGAAAAAGCTAAGAAAAGATATAAACAAATAGTCAAAACCAACAAGAATACGCATGATCATATTATAAAGTGTCTTAATATACAGTTAGATGTAGATAAAGACAATTTAGGATATTTGCAAAATCTTGAAACTTGGTTAAATAATCACACTTGGGAAAAATACGAAGATATAAATGAAAACAAATCAGAAGACTCCCAAAGGATTACAAGACAACTCTGATGTATTCAACAAAAGAGGATTTCAAACTATAGATAAGGCTGTAAGACAGTCTATAAAGATAGTAAAAGATGCTAAACGTGGTATACGTAGTGTATACCCGACTGCTTGGCCGCGTCTAAATAGAAATCTTCTTGGTGGATTACAGAAAGGGAAAATGTATGTAATTGCTGGCCGACCTGGCGTAGGTAAGTCAGCCTTTAGTAATCAATTAATATTTGATGTGCTTGATACTAATCAACATAAAAATGTTATTGTATTATACTGGAGCTTTGAAATGCCAGGCTATCAACAAATTATGAGAACTGTGTCTAACAAAGTAAATAAAAATGTAGCAGATTTATTATCTGTCGACGATACTTTAGATGACACTAGTTTACAAAATTATGTAGATAAAGCAGAGATATACAGTAAGTACCCTATATACTTTCATAATGTTCCAAAAGACATGGAATTTATTAAGAAAGTAAATATAGATGTATTTAATGATTATCCTGATGCAACAGTAATAAATTTATATGACCATTCTAGATTAATAGCCGGTGAAGCTGAGTCAGAACTGCAACGTTTAAATAATGTTTCTAAAACAGCTATGTGGTTACAATCTAAAATGGGAGTAATAAATATATTATTGTCACAATTAAACAGAAACATAGAACAAGAGTACAGAGCTAAAAATCAATACCAACCAATGTTAACAGATTTGTTTGGAGGTGATAGTATAGGTCAAGATGCTCATGTTGTTATGATCCTGAACAGGCCTTATGATCTATATGGTATCACAGATTCTTATTGTGATGAAGCACCACAAGGATTGTTAGCTTGTCATGTAGAAAAGAATAGAGATGGTATGCTTGGTATGATTCCATATGAAGCAGATTTATCAACATTCACAATTTATGAACGTAAAAAATTATAATTATGGAAATTGCAGCAATTATACTTGCTTTAGGTGCATCGTTTGCGCTGGGCATGTATGTAGTAACACAATTAGAAAAAAACATTAAGATTAACAAATTTAAAAATGATTTAGAAAACTATGACAAAAAAGAGAAAGCTGGGGAGCAAAAACCCAAAGTACAACGCAGAACTAACACAAAACGAAAAAGCTATAGAAAAAAGAAAGCTAATGTGCAAAGCAAAAATTAGAACAGGAGGCGGTGTAGACACTGGGCTAACTGCTGATGTATACGGTGTGTGGTATGTCTAAAGTATTAACAACTAAAAAAGTAAAAGAAATGGAGTTACCAACAAAGAAAATTAAAGCATCACGTAAATCCCCTAAGAGATTAGTTATTTATGGTCCCCCTAAGATAGGGAAGACTACTGCATTAAGTCAGTTAGACAACTGTCTTATTATTGATCTTGAAGATGGTTCAGATATGATTGATGCAATAAAACTAAAAGCAGATAATTTTTCAGATTTATCTAAAATTGGAAAAGCTATTATGGAAAAAAACAAACCATATAAATATATAGCTATTGACACAATAACTAAACTTGAAGAATGGTGTGAAGCTGAAGGTAAAAAGATATACCAATCAGTTCCTCAGGGTAAAAACTTTGATAAGAAAAATGAAGGGTTGTCTGTACTATCATTACCAAATGGTGGTGGGTATTTATACTTAAGAATGGCATATAAAAAATGGATTGAAAGGTTAAATAAACTAGCAGATCATATTATACTAGTAGGGCATTTGAAAGATAAAATGATTGAAAAGAAAGGTAAAGAAGTTTCTTCTAAAGACCTTGATTTAACTGGTAAAATAAAACAAATTACATGTACAAATGCTGATGCAATTGGCTATATTTACAGAGAAAAAGGAGAGACTATGATTTCTTTTAATGCTGGAGAGGAGATAGCAGCAGGTAGTAGATGTGAACACTTAAAAGGGCAAGAGATGCCTTTAGACTGGAATAAAATATTTATAGATTAACACTAATTAAACAAAAAAAATGATTGAAACAAATGTACCAACTGAGGGCACGGTTGTAAAACAAGAGACGCCAACAAAAATGACTACTACTATGATCTTAAATGATTTGGAGAATGGTATTGGTAGAGATGGAATTAAAGAAAAATATAATCTAGAAACATGGATGGTTACAGAATTATTCAAACACCCTAAACTAAAAGGTAAAAAAGCTAAGAAGAAAAGAGCTCTTCCTTTTGAGTTTATAGATGACACTGAAGATACAGTAGATCCTAATCAAACTAGTATACCTGTACCTACTATTGAAGATACTTTAGAAGTGGTGGCAGAACAACAAGCTGAAGAGTTTGGAGAAGATTATGATGAAGACGAATTTTAAATTAATAAATAAAACTAAATAATTATGGCAATTGAAAGCAATGCAAGTACGGAAGAAGTAATGACTGGAGGTATGACTTTATACTCTGGGTTATCAAATTTTACAGTAATAGCTATTAACCCTAATCTAGAAAAATTACATGGATTAGGAATAATGCTAAAAACAGAACCTGAATATACAATCGACCTTAACGGTGAAGAAAGGTTCAAAATTACATTCTGGTTAAAGAATGAAGATACTACTATTAGAATGGAAGTGTTAGCAAACAACAACTACAGACAATCTAAGACAGGTAAATATTTATGGATGAATGCTATTGGACAAGAAACTTGGTCTGAAGAAGCACCTACATATGACTGGTGGAAACCAGAAGGACAACGTAAATCTTATATTGGTGAAGACACTCTTATAAAATTTGTTAAATCATGGGCAAATGTAGCTCAGGGTGGAAAAGTATCCTTTGAAACTATTGAAGCTATATGTGGTGGTACTGATTTAACTGAACTTAAGAAATTAGCAGCAACACTTAGAGAGAATGAAGTTAGATGTCTAGTTGGTGTTAATAACGGTAAATATCAAAAAGTTTATACTAGAGTATTTGGTAGAGTAAAACCACAAAGAGATGATTTCTTTGTTAAAGAATTAAATACTGAATATGGTGAGTTTAAAGCTGATTACGATATGACTCTTGCTTGGGGACCATTTATTCCAACAGTTGAGCCTATTACTGCAGATGTAGAAGCAGTAAGTGAAACAGACGACTGGGTTTAATGCCTATAGATAGTAGAAATAGTAAAGACCATTTATCAAAAGATGTCATACTTAGTAGAATTACTGAGTATGACATTTTTAGATATTATTGTCCAAGCTTTAAAGAGATTAACAGTAAATTTTGTAGCGAGCTTCGTAAAGATCAAACTCCCACTGTTTCTATTATTAAATGGAATAATAAACTGCTCTATAAAGACTTTGGATTTAGTGAGCATACTTTTGATTGTTTTTCTTATGTCCAATATGTTTATAATCTTAACTTTTTTGATTGTCTTAGAATCATAGATAATGATTTTAGTTTAAAGTTGGCGCATCAACAAGATGCTATAAATTTTACTAAAGGATGTTTAGGATACAGACATAACAAGGTAATAGAAGATAAAAAAGTTATAATTATTAAAAAGAAAAAAAGAAATTGGATTCTAGACGATAAAAACTTTTGGTCTAAGTACTCTATTACTAAAAAAACTTTATGTATATTTGCCGTTGAGCCACTTGATTACTATTGGGTTAACTATGACAGATTTAAATGTAACCTAATAACTTATGCTTATAAGATAGGGAATAAATATAAAATATATTCTCCTTACAGTGACGTTAAATGGACAAGTAATACAACAAAAAAACATGTCCAAGGCTATGAACAGCTCCCAGATGCATGGGGATTATTAATAATAACATCCTCATTAAAAGACATTATGTGTCTGTATGAAATGGGATACTATGCTATTGCGCTTCAAAGTGAAATGCAATTACCTAGTGAAAAGTTGATAGAAGAATTAAATGAAAGATTTGAACAAATAATGATTTTGTATGACAATGATTTAAAAGAACCTAATCCGGGGCAGGTAATGGCCTCTAAGATATGTAATACATATGGATTTAAGAATTTATGCATACCAGATGAATATAAATGTAAAGATATTTCAGATTTAATTAAAGAGCGTGGTATAGAGATGGCTTCTAACTTAATTAAAATATTAATAAATGAAGAAGTATCCAAAGAGAAGATCAAAAGTAAAGAATGCAGTTAAAAATGTATACAAAGGTATTCAATTCCAATCTAAATTAGAATTAGCTTGTTATAAAGAACTAGAAGCAAATCAAATAGAAGTAGAGTATGAGAAACACACATACACAGTATTTGATGGTATAGTCTACCCGCAAGCATGCTACGAAGGAACAGCAAAGAAGTTGTATAATAAAGGAAGTAAAATTAGACCTATAACTTATACACCTGACTTTGTAGATCCTAATGGTAAATGGATTATTGAAACGAAAGGCTATGCAAATGAGTCTTTCCCACTAAGGTGGAAATTATTTAAAAAACACCTTAAAGACAACAACAAACAATATGTGCTTTTTATGCCTCGGAATAAGAAGCAAGTAATAGAAGTTGTAGATCTTATTAAACAATTATAAGAATTCCCTAATGGTATGGGTCTGCTCTAATCATGACACTGGAGCTATGGATGGGGGTTTGAGTCCCCCATGTTCTTTTAACAAGGGCCCTTAACAGGGCTCTTTTTTATTAACCAATTAAACTAAAATTATGGGAAACCTAGTAAGCCCGTGCTGTGGGGCGGATTACACAGACAATGATGATGGCCCTAGCTACTGCTGCGGTGCACCTATTATCAATGAAAGATGCTCAGATAGAGAATGTCTAGAACATGCAGAACCAGAAGAAGGCTTTGTATGTTATACATGTAACGAATTCTT